GAGGTCTTGGGCGCTGAAGCAGAAATAGGAGCGGTCAAATACATTACCGAAATGATATATGGTAATGATGCAAAAGATCGCTATGCAGACGCGGTAAGATCAGTTATACTATCTCTAATCTTTGTTTTTGATCCGCTCGCTATTGTTCTACTATTAGCAAGTACGAAAGCAATCGCCGAGGAACCAAAAAAGGTTAAAGTTGCAAAAAACAGGAAAGGTCTTTTGCTTAAAGATCAAGAAGAAGAAGAAAAAGACGATGACGCAGAAGAAATATCAATTGAGGACGATGTATCTGGTGTTGTTGATACAAAAATAAAAAAACCTAGATGGGCAAAAAATGCCATCGCAACAACAAAAGGTTGGATCAGTCCGAAAGGCGAACTACTTAAAACTCAAAAAATGACAGAACAAGAGGTAAATTATTTTAATGGCAATTAATCCGTTTGACTTTGCAAATAGTATAAGTTATACAAAAGAAAACATTATGTTAGATGACATTGCGGAAAAAGATTACAATTCGTTTATTGTAAACAGACAGCTATCGTATTTTCAGGACACAGTACTCTTGTCAAATGAAATGAATTTTCATCATCAAATTGATAATTCATTAAAATATCAGTTTTTACTAAATACAGTTAGAAAGCGAAAACGCTATTCTAAATGGATTAAACCAGAACTGGTTAGTGACATGGAAGTGGTTAAAGAATATTATGGGTATAACAATGAAAAAGCTCGTCAGTCTTTGTCTCTCCTTCGCCCAGATCAATTAGAAGATTTAAGAAAAAGGGTATTTAAAGGTGGAAGAAAACCAAGTATGGTCACCAGCAGAAATGCTGGAAATAACAATTAAAGAACCTGATGACTTTCTCAAGGTTCGTGAAACATTAACTAGGATTGGAGTTGCGTCTAGGAAAGAAAAAAAACTATTCCAATCTTGTCACATTTTGCATAAACAAGGAAGATATTTCATTGTACACTTCAAAGAACTGTTTATGTTGGATGGGAAGAAGTCAAACCTCGAAGAATCTGATATGCTTCGAAGGAACACGATCGCAACGCTTTTGTCTGACTGGGGTCTAGTTGAAATAGTAGATTCTAGTAAAGTTGCTGAATGCGCACCGATGCGCCAAATTAAAATCATTCCTCATAAAGAAAAATCTGAATGGGAACTTTGTCCAAAGTATTCAATCGGAAATAAATCTTAATTATATCAAAGGGTCGGATCTTCGGATTCGACCCTTTACTTCTCAAGAAAAAAGTAGTATATATAGTAGTGTCGATGCGGAATGGTCCGGTCGATAGACAACAACCTTGCTATAATGCTTAGGAGGCAAAAATGGTTACTACAAGAAGTAAAGTTTTTTCATTTCCACATTCTCGTTTTATTGGTTTCGACCATGTCTGGAATGAGATCGAACGACTATCCGATTTAGGTGCAAACGAAAAGGGGTTTCCTCGTCACAATATTGTTAAACATAGTGACACGGAATATTCTATGGAGTTCGCCTTGGGTGGATATCGCAAGAAGGACTTAGAAATTGAATCTAAAGCAGGTGTTCTGATTGTTAAGGGAACGCCAGAAGATGATTCAAAGGAATATCTACACAAAGGTATTACCACTAAGAAGTTCGTGGAAACTTTCCGACTCGCAGACCACGTTGTCGTTGATGGAGCTGAATTCGTCAACGGACTACTCGTGATCAACCTCAGAGTAAACTTACCCGAAGAACAGCGTCCGAGAAAAATAGAAATCTCAAATAGGACGTAAATAAAAATGAAAATTTTAAAGCGCGAACAAGCGATCGCATTATTTCAACTCGCAGGAATAATGGCTATAGCACCCCTTATGATTGTCACGTCATACTTCGCATAGGAGTAGGCATGATATCAAAAATTAAGGAAAAAACAGGTTTATTTGCTTTCGTTGTGCTTCTGTTGGGTGGATTAGTTGCACCCTTCTTCACGCCAAATTATGGCGTTGTTATAACAGAAGAAACGTTCTACATGCCTGTGCCGTATCTATAGCAGACCGCTCCAGTTTGGGACTTTTCTGGAAATTAAAAAAAGTCCACCACTCTTGACATGCCTATAATTTTAAGGTACAATATATTCTATGAATTATTACACTAATGTCTCACGTCTCGGCAACAATATTCTTCTCCGTGGTTACAAAGACGGAAAAAGAATATCCGAAAGAAAACCCTTCTCGCCCACATTATTCGTTACTTCAGAAAAAGCAACCGGAGAGTATAAAACGCTCTATGATGTTCCAGTCGCACCTGTAAAGTTCGACGGTATGAAAGAAGCATCCGATTTTATGCGGATGTATAAAGGCGTGCCAAACTTTAATGTTTATGGTATGACCAATTTTGTATCGCAATTTATCGCTAGTCATTATCCAAACAACATCAAGTTTGATCGCGACTGCGTTAATGTCACCACGATCGATATTGAGGTTGCTTCCGATCAAGGATTCCCTGCCCCAGATGAAGCAGCGCATACCGTTATATCGATCACTTGCAAAAATAACATTGACAATATCTACTATGTTTGGGGTCTTTACGAATACGACACATCCCTGAACGATAAAGACATTCAGTATTTTCATTGTAAGTCAGAAGCAGATCTTCTGATTCGTTTCACCACGTGGTGGTCTAATAATTCTTTCACCCCAGATATCGTGACGGGTTGGAACACTAGATTTTTTGATATCCCCTACCTTGTTAAAAGAATCTCGTCAGTTGTCGGGGATCATTGGACTAAGAAATTATCTCCATGGGGCAAGATTAATGAACGAAAGATTCGTGGTCGACATGGACAAGAACAACTCGCTTTTGACCTCGAGGGTATTTCACAACTAGATTATCTAGACCTCTTTCAGAAGTTCGGTGTTCTAACCTATGGTCAACAAGAATCTTTTAAACTAGATCATATTGCTCATAGCGTTCTCGGAGAAAAGAAAATATCATATGAAGAGTATGGTAATCTCCACACTCTCTATCAAGAAGACTTTCAATTGTTTATCGACTATAACATTAAAGACGTTGAGTTGGTTGATAAACTAGAAGAAAAGATGGGATTAATCACCCTTGCTATGACCATGGCATACAAGGCGAAAACTAATTTCTCCGACTCATTTGGTACAACAAATATCTGGGATTGCGTCATTTATAACGAACTACTCAAGCAGAAGATTGTAGTTCCTCCGAAAGAAGAAAAGGTTAAAGCGACCATCGTTGGTGGTTATGTTAAAGAACCGATGATAGGATTGCATGAGTGGATATGTTCTTTTGACCTCAACTCTCTTTATCCTAACATCATTGTACAATACAACATGTCGCCAGAAACTATTCTCGATATCGATTCTCCGTTGTGGGATGACGCAACCATCGCTTCTAATGGAACCAGATACCGTAAAGATAAAGAAGGTGTTATTCCGAAAGTTATTAAAAAGTTTTACAGCGACCGTGTTGAGGCGAAGAATAAAATGCTCGCAGCAAAACGTGAGTACGAGAAAACGCCGACGAAGAAATTAGAAAATGAAATCACAATCTTTGATAACCAACAGATGGCAGTAAAGATTTTGATGAACTCACTTTATGGTGCTCTCGCTAATCAATACTTTCGATACTTTGACTTGCGCATCGCTGAGGGTGTTACGACATCAGGTCAACGTGCAATTAAGCATGCCGAAACTGCAGTTAATGATGAGATGCAAAAAATACTAAACACCGACAAAGATTATGTTATTGCGATTGATACAGACTCTGTCTACATCAACTTCTCTGACATGGTCGATAAATTCAACCCCTCAGTCCCCATAAACTTTCTAGATAAGAGTTGCGACCACTTTGAGAAAGTCATTGCAGTTGCGTATGCTGGACTAGCGAAAGATACTAATGCTTTTGAAGACCGTATGGTCATGAAGAGAGAAGCGATCGCTGACAGAGGCATATGGACTGCTAAGAAGCGATATATACTACAAGTACACGATAACGAGGGAGTTCGTTACGAAACCCCAAAACTTAAAATCATGGGTATTGAGGCAATCAAGTCAAGCACCCCACAGGTTTGCCGCGACAAGTTTGAAGAGATTTTCAAATTGATTTTGAATGGCACAGAAACTGAGACTCAGAACTTTATCGCTAAGTTCAGGTCAGAGTTTAGCAAATTAGACCCAGAAGTTATCGCTTTCCCTCGAACAGTTCGCGACGTTAACAAGTGGAAAGATAGAAGAACCATATACGGAAAGGGAACTCCAATCCATTCTCGCGGGTCTTTGTTATACAACTATCATGTTGCAAAAGAAAAACTAGAACGCAAATATGAAATCATTAAAGATGGCGAGAAAATAAAGTTTATCTATCTAAAGAAACCCAATAGAATCAAAGAGAACGTGGTTTCTTTCCCTAATGTGTTACCGAAAGAACTTAAACTACATGACAAGATTGACTACAATCTCATGTACGATAAGGCGTTCCTTGATCCCCTGAAACCAATCTTAGACGCTGTTGGTTGGAACGACGAAGAACGGGCAACTCTGGAAGCATTCTTTGTTTGACTTTACATGTCGCGAAAAATAGAGTACAATGTATCTTATGTATTCGTTGACTATTTTTAAAAATACTTTCGACAATAAAACCCATAGAAGAATGGAGTTTGATTCTTGGGAAAAGTTCGAAGGTCTTCTAAATGACTTATCTCAGAAAGAGGGACAGAAAGGTGGAAAGCATTCTTCTCCTCTTATTAGTCCTGCTTGCTACCATGAAGGAACCACGCGGTCTAATAGGAATGTTACTTACTGGGGTGGTTGGGCTGCTGTTGATGTTGATGATTTCTCTATACTTGACGGGGTAAATCTATATCAAACTATTCAGCATATATGCGGTCAGTACAAGTTCATCTGTTATTCGACCGCCAGCAGTACGCTCACACACCCCAAGTTTAGGTTGGTTTTCCCAGTCGACAAAACAATTGATTCAACAGAGATACCACACTTCTGGTATGCCCTCAACAAAGAACTTGGTGATCTTGGAGATAAGCAGACGAAAGATTTATCTCGTATGTATTATGTGCCAGCAATATACCCAGAAGCATTTAACTTCTGGTTTACCAACGAAGGTAAAACAATCAGCGTTAAAGAACTGACTGACAAGTGGGAATATGTTCAAGCAAAAACAGGAAATAGTTTTCTTGCAAGATTACCCGAATCACTCAGACAAGAAGTGATCTCCTATAGGAAAAACCAGATGAGCAACACAAACGTTCAATGGTCTTCGTATAAAGATTGCCCCTTCTTTCCTAAACGTCTCGCTCAAGAATATATGACCATATCCGAAACAGGTTGGTATCATAAGATGTATCAAATAATGGTAGCGACAGCGGGTAACGCTATCAAAAATGAATACCCGATAACCCCAAAACAAATTGCTGATCTTTGTCAAGAGCTTGACAATGACACAGGAAAGTGGTATGATAATAGACCGCTAGAACTTGAAGCAAACAGTGCAATTGAATTCGTATACAGAAACTAAGGTGCAATTATGTCATTAATGAACAAACTTAAAAAGAACTCAAAACTGAGCAACACAGAGATTCTATCAGATTCTCTTTTGTTCGGCGAGAAGGACATCACCCCCACTGATGTTCCTATGCTAAACGTTGCGTTATCTGGTGATTTGAATGGCGGTCTAACTGCAGGTATGACTGTCTTTGCTGGACCCTCTAAGCATTTCAAAACCAGTTTCGCTCTTAAGATTGCTGCAGCATACCTAACCAAGTATGAAGATGCAGTTATGTTATTTTATGATTCAGAGTTCGGTTCTCCGCAATCATACTTCGAGAATTTCGGCATTGATCCGAAACGCGTCTTGCACGTTCCAATCACTAATGTTGAAGAACTTAAATTTGACCTTGTCAACCAATTAGAAAATATCGACAGAGACGAACGGGTCATTATCGTAATAGATTCTATTGGTAATCTTGCTTCTAAGAAAGAATTAGATGACGCTATGAACGAGAAGTCTGTTGCAGATATGTCTCGTGCTAAAGCATTGAAAGGTCTGTTTAGAATGACCACACCATACCTAACAATGAAGAATATTCCGCTCCTTGCTGTTAACCATACTTACAAAGAGATTGGATTGTTTCCCAAAGATATTGTCGGCGGCGGCACAGGTATTTACTACAGCGCCGATAATATCTGGATACTTGGACGACGCCAGAATAAAACTGGTACAGAAGTGACTGGTTATGATTTTATTATTAATGTAGACAAGTCTCGTTATGTTCGCGAGAAGAGCAAGATTCCTATCTCTGTATCGTGGGAAGGTGGTATCGAGCAGTACAGTGGATTACTAGAGATCGCTCTTGCTGGTGGTTATGTCGTCAAACCATCTAACGGTTGGTATCAAAAAGTAGACTTAGAATCCGGTGAAGTTATCGGAACCAAGTGTCGCGAGAAGGATACTCGTAATGCTGAATTCTGGGAAGACCTTTTACAGTCAGAAAAGTTTCAAGAATTTATTCGGGGCAACTTTCAAATCGGTGCAAGAAAAATAAAAGAAATAGATTTACAATCGGTTTTAGAAGAGGTAGAATAAATGATTAACGTGGATAAAATGTCTGAAGGTATTCACTACGAGTTGATCCCTGCTGATTTTGAAAACGAACAAGCGTGGGATGTTAGAATATTAAGGGGAGATTTCGTCGAGTCTGTTATTCGTTTTGGTAATGTAGCGATTGATGGAAAAGAAGAAAACCTAACTTTTAATTTTGACATTATATCAACACCAGATACTAATTTAACCACTGAATCGATTCAACTACAAGATACGGTCGGGTCGATTTTAGTTGACGTTATAGAGAACGCCATTGCCGATAAACAACTAGTTGCTGAGGATAGACGTGACGATTGAACTAGAAAAAACAATCTTAAGAAATTTGATTCTTAATGAGTCATATATGCGAAAAGTTATACCCTTCGTCAAGGTTGAATATTTTGACGGTGTGTATAGAGAGTTGTTCAAACAGATTGCAAAATTTGTTGCCAACTATAATAGACTACCGACAGAAGAATCAATTAAGATTGAACTTGATGACGTTACTAACATTAGTGATGATGTCAGGCAACGCGCTGTCGATATTCTGCCTGATATCTTTATCAGGAAAGAAGAAGATGAGCAATGGTTGTTAGATTCTACTGAAAAGTGGTGTCAAGATCAAGCGCTTCATCGTGCGATTATGGAGTCTATTACCGTCCTAGACGGTAAGCATGCTTCGATGGGGAAAAATGCTCTCCCCGATTTGTTACAAAGAGCACTAGCAGTTTGCTTTGACACGAATGTAGGTCATGATTACCTAGAGAATG